TAACGTCCACATCTCAGGCAGACAAGGTCCAGCCGGTATCATCAACGTCCTTCCAAGATTGTCTCCAGAAGCACGAAACTGTATTACTATTGAGAACGACGAAATGTCGTGGGGCATCGACGCCAGCCTGGAACTTGCCAACCACGTCGCACTCGTTCTTGACATACACCACCACTGGGTCGCTAGTGGAGAATACATTCTACCAACCGACGATAGATTTAGTCGCATAGTAGATAGTTGGCGTGGTGTTCGTCCTGTCATTCATTATTCAGTATCACGTGAAGATCTGCTTATAGATCACGATCCTAATAAGAAGCCTACTATGGATATGTTATTATTAGAAGGCTACAAGAAACAAAAACTAAGAGCACATTCAGACTTTATGTGGAACAATGCGGTAAATGACTGGGCATTGTCATTCTGGGATTACGCAGATATTATGGTAGAGTCTAAATGCAAGAACCTTGCTAGTGCAAGACTATATAAACACTGGCTAAATACTGTATGCGATTTAAACAAATCAAAAATTGTGAACGAACACGCTCTCGAACTTGTCAGTGCGAAAGTATAAAGCAGTTGTCAGAATCTGACACGCCTGTAGTTGCTGTTGCGGACCTAGTCCACTCAGACGAAGTAAAAGGCAAAATACTCTTTATGCAAGGACCAGGCACAGCCACTCTTGTAAAGGGTCGAATAACTGGGTTAAGTGAAGGAGAGCATGGATTTCATATTCATGAATTTGGAGATCTATCCAAAGGTTGTGAAAGTGCGGGAGGTCATTACAATCCCGACAACGTGGAGCATGGCGATCTTAAATCAGGCCATGTCGGAGATCTAGGCAACATTACCGCAAACTCGAACGGGATCGCAGAGTTTACTATCAAAGCAGAACGCATTGATTTAATCGGTGAAAGAAGTGTTGTTGGCAGAGCAGTAGTAGTTCATAAAGATGAAGATGACCTCGGCAAGGGAGGAGATGAAGAATCGCTAAAAACCGGAAATGCCGGTGATAGACTTGCTTGTGGGATAATTACACTTACAAACGGAGAATAAAATGATTAGTTTTTTAAAGAAAATTTTTGGTATGGGTGAGGAAGATTCTCAACCTACTAAAATTTCCGACCATGTTGCTAAAAAAGAAGCACAGAAACAAGCAACAAAAGTACCTTCAAAGGCTGAGTTAAAAAAGTTAACAAAAGCCGGGTTGGAAGAGTTAGGCCGTGAAAACGGTGTTGAACTTGACAAGAGATTAACTAAAGATAAACTAGTTAATCAATTGCATAATCATATGAAAGGGAAATAATATGTTAGATAAATTTAAATCTTGGGTTTCAGATCGTTTCACAGAAAGAACTTCTTGGGACGGTGCGGCTTTAATTGCATTAGGTATTGTAGTACTAATTGCAAAACCTTTGGCAGGTTTACTAGCCTATGCGGCAATCGCATATGGTGCTTGGACTATTTGGAAGTCTGAATAATCTCGTCAATCGTAATCAAACTATCCACAGTTGTGTTCAATCTGCGTCTTTGTTCGACGCCTTTCTTTTGTGCAAATCGTTTAGGGTCGCAGTTTGGACACACGTGGTTATAAGAATTATCTAAACGTTTAGGATCTATTTTTCCTTTATCACGTTTAAATTCTTGGTGACAATCGTCACACTCAAATATCGCTATAGTTCGTTCACGCTTATACGGGTGTGTTTTACCCTTTTTAGATCGACGGATATAAAACTTTAATTCTTTTTCAATTCTTAAAAACATACGCAAATATTTATATAATTACATTCGGTTTGCAAAAATATTAATAAATACATTAGAAGAGGTAGTAGTATGCCAGACTTAGTTAAGATAACAGATTCCGCTAAAGAACAAATGGTGCAAATGCTAAAAGAACATAGCACACAAGCAGTTCGATTAGCAGTTAAAGGCGGTGGATGTGCTGGTTTTAAGTATGATTGGACACTAGATGATAGTATCGAATCAGGAGACGAAATTATAGATTTACCAAAAGGTAAGTTTATAATAGACGGAACTAGCGTTATGTACTTGGTAGGTAGTACTATTGATTACAAAAAAGAAGTATTTGGATCATACTTCTCAATTACAAACCCAGCATCAACGGCAAGTTGTGGTTGTGGTGAAAGCGTAGGATTTTAGGGGTCAATATGCCAAAAAAGATTATTAATATAGGTGTTGAGGGTAATGACGGAACTGGGGATAGTATCCGTGATGCATTTAGCAAAACAAATGAAAACTTTTCAGAACTGTATGCAGTGTTTGGACAAGGTGGAACAATCCGTTTTACAGCACTATCAGATACACCAGATGAATTAGGCGCAAATAAAATTCCAGTTTCGAATGATAGCGGTTCGGAACTATTAATGAAAAATGTTGTAGGTGGTCCAGGTATTTTAATTGATAACACCGACCCTAGCGAACTTGTTATTACAAATAGCGGTGGATCAATTAGTTCAGACTTACAACCTACAATCGGTAACTGGCTAAACGGTTCAGGAAACTACACCCTTGGTAACATTGGTCCTATATCAGACCAAGCGGCGGTTGACTTTAATACAACACATCCTGGATCAGATATTCAAGTACACGATCTTGTTCCTGATAAAAAATATAACGATATAGCATACCAACAAAAAGGTGTTGCAAACAGAATGCGTTCTGCTCCAGTAGATGCAACAGAGTACACTTTAACTATTGGTAGTTTTACTAACAATAATTTAATTGTTGTTGCTCATGGATACGATCATGGTGTTGACGGACAAGGTTTTAAATATCAAGTATCATCAGGCGGAACACCTGCAACTAACTTATTAGAGAATTCAACTTATTATGTACGTTATGTAAATGCAAATACATTAAGTGTACACCCGACACCAGCAGATGCTATTGCTGATACAAATAGAATTTTAGCAAATGCAGGTGTAGCAGGAAATCCAGGTGGCACACATTCACTTGTTGATGCTGATTATGATTCAGCATTGTATGGAACATACCTAAGTACAGAAGCATTACCAAGAAGTGCTACTGTACGTAGACAAGGTGATGACATGACTGGCGCACTTTATCTACATGACCACCCAGGCAATTTATCAGGTAGTGGTACACCCAATGATGTTGATGACTTACAGGCGGCTACAAAGTTTTATGTAGACAATTCAAGTTTTACAAGTATTGTAGATTTATATGTTAGAACTAATGGTGATGATGAGCAAGAATTTTCACCAGTAGGTAAAGAAGGACGTAGTTTACAATTTGCTTATAAAACGGTTGGTAAAGCGGCTGAGAAAGCAGAAGAAATTATTTCAACAAGTCCATTAGAGCCAGGTGCATACTTACAAACAGTAACATATAACGAAGGCGATAATAATTCAGTTATCACAAGTCAGAATGTTACTTCATCAAACTTAGATGGTATACCTGCAAGAAATCTACTATTAGATAACTTAGATTTTATTAAAAAAGAAATTGTTGCATATGTTAGTGCAACATATCCAGACTTCCAATATAATCAAGAGTTATGCGAACGCGACATGGGTTATATTGTTGCAGGATTATCAATTGATATTGAAAACGGATTAAATTCTAACTTCCATGCTATCCAAGCAGGTAAAAGATATTTTAACTCAGTATCAGGACAGATTGCAAGAACTACCCAATTATCACAAACACTTGCTGGTATTAACTACGGTAAGTTGATTATTAATACTATTTTACAAAATGGTACAGTAACTCCTGTAAGAAACACACACGGAATCGAACAAGTTATTGATACTGGACAAATAGTTAATTCTACAACTAGAAATGCTGTTCTTGCAAAGATTGATGTTACAACTAACATTATCGAAAATGGATTAGGTGTACTTAATACAACAGCACTAGTTGAAGGTTCAACAATTACTCTTAATATTTCAAACGGTGGCCAAGGTTATGTTGACCAAGGTATTGGATCTAACGTAGATATTCTTCCAGGAAAAATTATACGTGGTAGAACTTCAGGTGCATTAGGTAGAATTGTAAAATATACTAGAGGTTCTAACGAAGATATATTACGTATATTCTTAATTGAACCAAGACAATTTGTTGATGGTGAAGAACTTGAATATGGTAACTTTGCACTAACAAAACAAATTTGTATTCATGTTGAATCAGGAACATTTTATGAAGACTATCCAATTAAACTTCCTGCAAACTGTTCAATTAAAGGAACAGACTTTAGACGTTGTTTAATTAGACCAAAGAATAGAGGATCACAGTCTAAGTGGGCAAATACTTATTTTTATAGAGATGCAAACTTTGACGGACTTGATTTAATTCCAACTGGAAACTTAGATGCTGTTGAAATTATTAATCGTAACAAAGAATTTGTTAAAGACGAAACTATTGCTTGGATCGCTAATGAAATTGCTACAGCAACTCCGGGATCACTTTTTGATGGCTTTACATATAACGAAGCAAAATGTGAACGTGACACCGGCATTATCCTTGACGGTATTGCACACGATTTGAAATATAATGGTAATGCTAAAACTTACGAAAACGCGGCAAAATATTATGTAGGTACACAGAGTTTAATTAATGGTCAGGAAGCACAAACTGCGGCGGCACTTGAATTTACAAAAAGCCTAGTTGTTGACTATATTATTCCGCAAGTTGACTTTGCTGAATTACAAGTTATTACAGCACAATATCGTGATACAGTTTATCAAGCAGAAGCCGGCACTGCTACTAAAGCAGAAGAACTTATGGATTCAATTATTGATGTTGTTTCCAACGGACTTGCTAATCTTCCAGACTTAATTGATCCACGTTATGGTTATCATTATACAGTAAATCCAACTAAAGAAATTAACGTTGGCGCAAACGGTATTAGCAATCCCGGAGAGTTCTTTGGTGCGGCAAAACTAATTCAGTTAAACAAACAATTTATTGTTGAAGAAATTATTGCATATATTAATACAACTTATCCGGCACTTGGATACAATGAGTCAAAATGTAGAAGAGACACTGGACTTATTGTTGACGGACTTGTACTTGATTTAAAAACAGGCGGTAGAACAGAATCGTTGGCGAATCAAACAGCATACTACTTAGGTGCTGTATCAGGACAAGAAAACGAAACCGTTGATGCTATTAACTATATCAAAACAGTTGGTGCGGCAGTATTAACTAAAACTCCATTTGGAGCATCGTTACAATCAAATGTTGCACAGAATACAACTGCTGATTCAGTAGCGGAGGCAGGCTCGCAAACTAATATGGAAGGATTAGTTGACTGTATTAAATTTGCGTTTGATGTAAATTATAACCCACCGAAAAATAACCAAGACATTGATGTGTTTATGATGAATGATTCAAACAGAATTATGAACGTAACAATGCAAGGACATGGTGGCTTTGCTCAAGTACTTGATCCAGATGGACAAATTCTAATTAAATCACCTTATGTACAGGTTTGTGGTTCATTTAGTAAGAGTAAAAATGAGCAAGCATTTAGAGGTGGTATGTACATTGATGCATTTACAGCAAACTTAACGTGTACTGTACTTTCTAAAGATGATCCGTTTACACTTAATGTTTCAAGCGGTATTGGCAGTGGACTAAGAAAACGACGTCCTGAAACACCTTGTCCATTTTATATTCAAGGTATACGTTATCAAGTTGATGCTGTTACAAATTATGACCAGGCGGCAGGTACTGCAACATTATTCCTAAATCCAACATCAGGTGATGGTGCAGGATTTACTTTTGCAGACTTTACAGATATTGTATTACAATCCGCTGGTAATACTTCAATGTTAGCAAACGACTACACACAGGTTAACGATTTAGGTTATGGTATTGTGTGTAATAACGGAGCACTATCAGAACAAGTTTCAACGTTTACATATTATAACCATGCGGCATATATGGCAAACAATGGTTCACAGATTAGATCACTAAACGGTTCTAACTCAAACGGTAACTATGGTTTGGTTGCGGCAGGTTCAGATCCAAACGAAGTTATTGATCAAATTACTTTGTTAGATCCAATGGTGCAAGTTGCTCGTGTATATGATGACGGTGTTACATACTTAAACGAAGCAGGCAAAAATATTGTTTACGTCTACGATGTTGATTTTATTCCAACTAACGTTTCAGAACTTGAAATTGATCACGGACCAACTATTGGTACAGTTAGATACGAAGTAGCAAGTATTCAAAAAACTGAAGTAACTGTTCCTGGTGCTTCTAGAAATATTAATGTTTATAAACTAAACATTACAGGTAATGAAGGACTAACTGCGGCCTTAGCCATTCATGACAAAGTTCAAATAAGATCATTACAAAACTTTATATTTGATGACTTGAAACAGGTTGCTGTTATTAGACCTTCAACTGCTATTGTATTTGATGAACAAGATGATTTTACTTATAGAACTATTGCATACGGTAGTGCTGACTCAGTTGGTAATGTTCTTAGTGGTGCTAATCAACAGTTAGTTACATTTGATTCAAATTATGATTATATTAGATTAGTTGTAGACCAAAATAATGTTGCAGGAACAGCATTTGCTGGAACAGGTACAACACACGGAGCAACAGTAGGTGACACTGCTATTGCTGTTACAAAATTAACTGAACAATCAGAAATTAATAGACTTAACAACGGTGATATGCTTTTTGCTTGGGATGGTAAAGTTCATAGGATTTTAAATTACTCCGACAAGGTAACATATGGTATCATTGAAATTGAAGATAAAAACAATATTAACGATGCAGGACTAGGCGATGCTGTTGTAGCAACTGGTCTACAGAGTAGTTTACAAACAGCAACACTAACTAGAACACTAAGAGTTGGATTAGATGGTGGTGAGAACGCAGGGTTAACAGTTAATATTTCAGTATGTAGAGCAACTGGACACGACTTTAACGATATTGGATCAGGTGGATTTAATACTTCTAACTATCCGAATAAAATTTACGGTGCACCACAAGCGCCGCAACAAGCAAACGAAGTACAAGAACGTGACAAAGGTAGAGTGTTCTACGTGTCAACTGACCAAGATGGTTTCTTCCGTGTAGGTAGATTCTTTACAGTTGACCAAGGTACAGGACGAGTTACATTTGCGGCAAGTATTGCATTGAGTAATTTGGACGGTATTGGATTTAAACGTGGTGTTGTTATTACTGAATTCTCAAGTGATGATGGAATGACAGATAATGCTGTTGACTCGGCTCCAACTGAATCAGCAGTGCGTGGCTATGTAGATAGACGTTTAGGTATTAATAAAGATTCTCTTTCAGTAACTAATCCAATTGGCGCTGGCTTTATTGCTCGTGATGGATCATTGTCAATGGAAGACAACCTTAATATGGCAAGTAACAAGATTACTGCACTAGGAGATCCGGGCAATGAGTTTGATGCTACTAACAAACGTTATGTAGATGCTAGAACGCCATTTGGTGATTCATTAATGTATGGCACTGGTGCTGATGGTGCTAGAAATGCTAACGACATTATTGTATGGACAGGATCTGAATGGGACACTGCTACACCAACAGGATATTTTGAGTTTACTTATAATGCTGTAGACAAAACTGTATCAACTGGAATTGCAGATGGTAGTATTGTAAACGCAGATGTAAACACAGGGGCGCAGATTGCACAAAGCAAACTAAACATGAATGCCGCTGGTGTTAGATCAACTGCCGCTGGTATTACTCAAAATAATTTAGGTATTGCTGTATTTGACAGTGCTGTCTTTAGTAGCAACAACGGCTTTATTAGCATTGACGAAGGACAGTTAGCAATTACTAAACTTGCTAATATTCCAGACGAAACTGTAGTTGGTAGAGCAGTAGGTGATAGTTCCGACGGTGATGTAAGTGCAATTCCTTTTGCAACTATTGTTAACCAAGGTGGTACATTTACTACAAGTGGTGCTCCAAGTTCAATTGTTAAAACACATACAGATGGTTCAATTAATGTACAGGCATTAGAAATTGACAGTTCAAGAATTATTGACACATCAGGAACAACTGTAAACTTTTCAAATCCAGGATCAACATTATTCTTAAGTTCACAAACAACAGGTGGTGGAGTTACTAATAACTCAATGACTGGTAACCTAAACATTGGTGCAAGTAGAGCAACAGAAAGTACCTTCCAAACAAACAGTTCGTATGCAGGTGAAAATTATGTTTCCGCAGATTGGATGTATTCACACTTTATTGAAGCACCGAGCGAAGCAGATGGCAACGGAACAGGTATTGCTATTGGCGCTGGCACTGGGTTTTCAAATGCAGATCAAATTGGTTTTGTAACTAATGGCGATCAAACATTAGTAGTTACTAACACAGCACTTTTACCAGGAACAGGTGATATTTACGATTTAGGTTCTTCTTCACTTAAATTTAATAGGGTATTTGCTATTGAAACAAGTGCTCAGGCAAACACAGCATTGTACGCTGACTTGGCAGAGAACTATTTGGCTGATGCTAATTATGAAATCGGTAGTGTAGTAATATTTGGTGGCGAGCAAGAAATTACCGTAACTAAATTAAAAGACGACAGAAGAGTAGCAGGTGTTGTTTCAGAAAAACCTGGTTATTTAATGAACGCAGGTGCAGAGGGCGAGTTTGTTACAGCGATTGCATTACAGGGTAGAGTTCCTGTAAATGTTGTAGGTATTGTTAAGAAAGGAGACTTGTTAGTTACAGCAAGTATTCCAGGTTATGCAATAGTAAACAACGATCCAAAAGTTGGAACAGTAATTGGTAAAGCATTACAAGCCAAAGACGATCCCGGATATGGCACAGTTGAAGCAGTGGTAGGGAGAGTATAATGGCACAGAGAATTATAAACATTGGATCAAGTGCTAATAAAGGGGATGGTGATCCGATACGTACAGCATTTAGTAAAGCAAATGACAACTTTACTGAATTGTATGGAAAAGTTACTGTACTCGAAGATGGTACTGTTGCACAGGTACAAGATACTAAAGGAAGTATATTTGCAGATGACAGTACTCTACTTGTAGATGCTATTAATGGTATTATTCCTGCTTCAGTAGTAAGCGGAACACTTAATAACAATACAGTAGGAACACATACAGGTCCTGTAGATGGTGACTTAGTAGGATCAGTTTTTGCTGATAATTCAACATTACTTGTAGATGGTGTTAACGGAACAATTCCAGGTTATGTAAGTATAGCAGAAATAAAATCAATAGCGGCGGCAAGTATAGACTTTGCTGACTTCCAAACAAGGATAGCGGCGTTATAAATATGAGTATAGGAAAACAAAATGGCAGATAGAATACCACTAATTGTAGATGTAGATGACGGTAATAAGTTAAAAGAATTACCCATCGGTGATAACTTAAACTTAACTGGATCAGGTATTATTGGTGCAGGTAATATTCAAGCAACCAGTCTAACTGTTGCAGGAGTTCCATATAATCCATTTAGTGGTGCATATGCAGACTTAACTGGTACTCCGACTATTCCAGAAAATACAGACGATATTGTTGAAGGTACTAAAAAGTATCTTACTGATGAACGTTTACAAGATGGAGTTGCAGGATTTTTAGTTGCAGGTGTTGGGATAATTTTAAATTATAATGACGCCGCAGGAACACTTACAATTGAAGCAACTGGAGTTGGCTCAGGCGGTGGTGGTGGATCTACTACACTTGCAGGATTAACAGATACAACACTTACAGCACCTGCTGTAGATCAAATTTTAAAATATAATGGCAGTGCATGGGTTAATAACTCGATAGCATATTCAGAAATTACTGGTCGTCCTAATTTTGCTACTATTGCAACAACTGGTAGTTATAATGATCTAAGTAACAAACCTATTATTCCTATCGACCTTGATGATTTAACAGATGTTGACACAACTACAACGCCTCCAACAAATGGTCAAGTTTTAAAATGGCTAGAAAATAAATGGGCACCAGCAGACGATATTACACAAGGTGGTAGTGGACTAAATGCAGATACACTTGATGGATTTGATAGTTCTTATTTCCTTGATTGGACTAACACAACTAACAAGCCTGTTTACCAAGTTAGTGATTTAGATGACACTAGTATTTCAAATCCAGCAGGAGATCAAATTTTAAAATGGACCGGCTTAACTTGGATTAACGCAACTAATGAACCTGATTTTAGTAACGTACAAAATACTCCAACTACACTAGCAGGATATGGAATTACCGACTCTCCTACAGTATTAACAGACCTAGGTATTTCAGATGGATCTGCAAACGGAATTTTTAAAACAGATGGTGCAGGCAACTTTACTTTTGCAACAAGTTTATCAAACTTAACATTAACTTCTGTAGCAAGCATTGGATTTGCTAGTGGCGCTACAGTAAACGAATTTAGTACAGATACTACACTTGCAGGAAATTCAAATACAGTAGTTCCGACAGAAGCGGCAGTTAAAGCATATGTTGATTCAAACATTGGCGGAGGTGTTGTAGACGGACTTGCTTCTAGAGGAACAGTAGAAACAGCAACCGCCAGTATTGCTAACAACGTAGATGCTAATGTAACATTTACTGGACACAAAGCATACGCATTGATGAGCATTCAAACATCCGCGGCGGCTTGGGTAAGATTATATATTAGTTCATTAGCAAGGACAGCAGATTCCACAAGAGGAGAAGGAGTAGATCCTTCACCAGATGCTGGAGTAATTGCAGAAGTATTAACATCAGGGGCGCAAACAATTAATTTTGGTCCGGCGGTATTAGGCTGGAACTTGGCAAACGATACAACAATTTACGCGGCAGTTAAAAACAAGAGTGGGGGAACTGCAACTATTAGTACTACACTGACTCTTCTTAAAATGGAGGCATAATAATGTCTTTGGCTAAACTAGTCCAAAAAAGAGTGTACATGGTCACATTACATTCTAAAGATGATCTAGATTCGTTCTATGACGATATGCAAACTCCGGGTGGCGATTTATATATTCCTGATAGAGCAGTTACAGTAAACAACCAAAGACCGATTTCACGTACAACTGAATACTGGCTCACTGATGTCGAAGCAGAACTAGTAAAAAATGATCCTAGAGTTAAAGTAGTTGAACTTAATCCTAAAGATAGAAATATTGAAGCAGAGCACTTTGATATTATTGAACAAACGGGTGACTTTGATCGCGACTCGACTAACTCCAGCAATGATTTAAACTGGGGTCTTTATCGTTTAACAAGAGGCAGTAATCTTACAAACTGGGGCAGTTTGTTTACTAATTTAAATAGCACTATCAAATTAAATGCAACAGGTAGAAACGTTGACTGTATTATTTGTGATGGTAATGGTGTATACACCGGACATCCAGAATATGATCAACCTTCGGCAATGAATATTGATGATGGATCGGCAACTAGACTTAATTTATTTGATTGGAATACATTACAATCTCAAGTAGGGGCACCAGATACTTACACATATTCAAACCCAGGTAGTTATCATGCAAACCACGTAATGGGAACTGTGGGTGGTAATAGACAAGGTTGGGCTAGAGATGCTAACCTTTATAATTTATACTACTACGCTGGCGCTATTAATAACAGTAATTTTCCTTATGTATTTGATTACATACGAGCATTCCACGAAAATAAAGCACCAAATCTTGTTACAGGATATAAAAATCCAACAGTAGTAAACAACAGTTGGGGTATGAGTATTTTCCCTCAACAATGGAGTTTTAGCGCAATTACTGCGGTTACTTATAGAGGAACTAGATATACTCCAACCGGTGATATTGTATACGGAGGTGCAAATGGAGTTTATAGTTCTACAACATCACTAGCAAGTTTTACAGGAGATCCAGACAACGGTCTAGGACAACGTATTACCACAAGTGGTAGTGAAGGATCTGCTGTTGGTGACTATACTGCTATTCCTACAGGCTGGACACGTACTGGAGGAAACGTAAGTGAAACTTTAACTACAGTGCCAGATTCTACATATACAGTTCTAATTCAAGGACCATCTGAAATTAATTTTAGACATAATGTTAGTTCAGGCGGAATAACTGGACAGACAACTATTCAAGGGACTGTTACAGTACAAGATGCAAATAGTATCACTGTTGCTAGTGTTACTGATACACAAACATCTGCCGATGGTGGCACAGCAGAAATTGATTTAATTAATCTAAATCTTTCATTACCTAATACAGAAATATATTCAATTACATATTCTACTTCAGTAACACTAGCATCAGATCCAACAACAGCGGCATTTATGAGTTGTACTATTGTAGGTTATCAAGAATCTAACCCGGCGGCAACTGTTACTTCACTAGGAACACAATTAATTGGATCAACAGCAACACTTACTGCTAGTGTTACTCCAACAGTTGGTGGCAACGATGATGGTTACTGGACTCTTAATTTACCGTTTAATATCACATACCTAAGCGAAAACTACAATACAGTATACATGGGTACAAACAGTTATCTAACATTTGGAGCAGGAGCAACAAGTTATTCTGGTATTGATGAAAACACTCCTGCACTTCCTAAAATTATGATTGCAGGCGGTGATCGAAGTGCTCAAAGAATTTTTTACGGTACAAGTGGTACAGTAGGAAGTAGAATATTCACATTAATTTATGAAGGTCATACTGACTATCAAAATGGGGTACTGGGTTCACCGACTATTAGATATGAATATAAATTTTATGAAGCAACTCCAACACAGATTGATTTAGTTATCGAACGTAATGATGTATTTTCAAGTTCGAGTCCTTTTTCAGATGCACAATTAAATGCTTGGGGCTTTATAGCAGGACAACGTATTCCTTTACGAGTTGCGGCATTGGACGCGGATATTGAAGATGCTATTGACGCAGGCGTAATCACTATTGGCGCGGCAGGCAACGGACGATGGAAGCATGATATACCGGGCGGTCCTGATTGGGATAATACATTTGAAATGAATGGCCAGACATACTATTATATGAGAGGTACTTCACCTACAGCAAATGACGACCTTGTAAACGGTGATTACGATATTCCAAATATATGTGTAGGTGCTACTGATGTTGGATTAACATCTGGGCTCGACAGAAAAGTTTACTTTAGTGATTGTGGTCCAGGCGTAGATATTTACGCTCCTGGCACTAGCATTATGAGTGCTCATAATTCAGGATCAGCACTTGATCCTAGAAATGGCAGTTATAAAATTTCTAAAATTTCAGGAACATCGATGGCTAGTCCGCAAGTAGCAGGACTAGTTGCTTGTATGATGGAAACGTACCCACACTGGAAACAAGAAGATGTAAAAGCGTATCTTGTAAGCAAGTGGGCAGAAGAAGGTCAACTATATGATGCAATATCTACAGAGGATCCAACAGATTCAGATGACTTACAAGGGTCACCTAATATACACGCAAAATATAATTACGAACGACCACTAGAAGGTGCAGTATATCCTAAAAAGGATTACGCAATCCGACCTACAGTAGGAATAAAGTATCCTAGAGTTAAACGTACTGTAATTAAGAGACAACCAGAATAGGATAAATATTAGCATGGCAATACAATTAGTTAATATCGGCGGCGTAGCAAATGATGGAACAGGTGATGATCTAAGAGAAGCGTTTGTAAAAGTTAATAATAACTTTACTGAACTTGATAATAGAGCACCTGAACAAACAATAGCATCTAACTTAGGTTCTGTTGGTGAAGGTCTATTTGCACAAAAAGTAGGCTATGATTTGCAATTCAAAAAGATTGTTGCTGGCGGTAATGTTTCAGTAAGTTCAGATGCTAGTGGCGTAACTATTTCTAGTGTAGGTGGATTACAACAATTAATTGTTGCTACAGACACAGGAAATATTACTCTTGCAGAGGGCGATACATTTACTATTGCTGGTGGAACAAACGTATCTACTGTAACACAAGGCGCTAACGGAATAGTAATTAATTCACAAACTGAATTAAGTTCAGACGTTACTCCACAACTAGGCGGCAATTTAGATGGTCAACAAAGAGACATTTTAAATGTCAGAAATATTCAAAGTCTTGTTCATTTAATTGATGTGCGAGATATTTACGGATTTAATTTTGGTACTATTACTGGTAGTACTTCAAGTATTATTGAATTCTTAGGATCCTCTACTATTGTTGATATGGGAACTATCACATCACCATCTGCGTTTAGTATTGATATGGGAACTATCACAAATCCATTATAATACTCTATTCAATTTCCGATAAATATAATAGAATAAGGAATTATTATGTCGGTAATCTGGACTAGAAAAACGGGAACTAATTTAGGTATTTTTGCAGAAAACGCATCTGTACGAGTAGCACTCCCTTTAAATACATCTTCAAATACAATAGATAACGTTCAAGTAATCAGTGGTAAACTACCACCGGGATTAAGGATTGAAGGTTTATACATTGTTGGTACACCGTTTGAAGTAGAAAGATTAAGTGAATTTAAATTTGTTCTTAGAGCAACAGATATCAATACTGCTATTGAAGATAGAACATTTACTATGCTCATTGATGGTGCTGACGAACCTGTATGGGTAACTGGTGAAGGACTTATTCCAGTAGATCCAGATTCAAAATACTTTGTATTAGATAATACTGTACTAGATTTTCAACTAAAAGCAATCGACGCTGATTTACCAGCAGGTGACAATTTAGAATATTTTATTGCTGATGACGAAGGAGAACTGCCTCCAGGTACACGTTTAACTAGTGACGGTAGAATTGTAGGAGTAGTTGAGCCAGTACTTGCACTTGATACTAGAGCAGGAAGTGGACACTACGATGCTAACGTGTTTGGTACTTTTCCATATGACTTTGGTGAAAGAAGTGCTAACGGATTTGATAGTTTCTTTTACGATACAAGAATTTATGACGACAGAATTCCAACTAAACAGCCTAGAAAACTAAATCGCTTTTATGAATTTATTGTTACTGTTACAGACGGTGATACATTTAAAAAACGCAAGTTTCAAATTTATCTTGTAGGAGACGACTTCTTACGTGCAGACAATACTAAGATGCAACTTGCAAACGGATTGTTTAGTGCAGATAATACATACCTTAGAACACCACTATGGTTAACTCCGGCTAATTTAGGTTACCGTAGAGCAAACAACTATCTAACATTTTTCTTAGATGTATTAGATACAGAAACCCTTGCAGGTAGACTAATATACACATTAGAAAACTTAAATGACGATAACTCACTTAGCCAACTTCCTCCAGGAATGCAATTAGATAGTACCACTGGAGAAATAGCAGGTAGAGTTCCCTATCAACCAGCAGTTACAAAAGAATATAAGTTTACAGTAAAAGCAACTAGAGTTGATAACGAATTAAATGAACTAGCAATTAAGACAAAAACTTTTACTGTTAAAATATTAGGTGAAGTAGATTCAACTATTCAGTTTATTACTCCAGAAGATTTAGGAAGTATTAGTGCAAACTTTATTTCAACATTAAGTATTAAAGCAACTACAACAGTTCCAGATTCAAGATTATTATATAGTATTGTACAAGGATCATTGCCAAATGGTTTAACTTTAGATATTAGTGGAGAGATTATTGGTAAAGTTAATCAATTTGGTACTGCTGATAAACTAGGTCTTACTGTGTTCGATAATGGTACAATGACATTTGATAATGCAAAAACTATTATCGATAGACAATTCAAGATTACAGTTAAAGCAGAGGACCGTTTTGGATTTAGTGCTGTTGAGCAAGAATTTAGATTACAAGTAACAGATCCAGACGATAACTTGTATAGTAATTTGTATATGAGGCCTTTCTTGAAACAAACTGTAAGAGATGAGTATTCTGCATTTATATCAAATCCAAATATCTTTCCGCCAGATGCAATATATAGAAGTGGTGATCCAGAGTTTGGTGTTCAAAAAGATATTAGAATGTTAGCATACGCAGGAATACTAACACAACAGATTAGAAACTATGTTGCCGCTACAGCAAAAAATCATAAACGTAGAAAATATAAACTAGGCAATGTTAAAAAAGCAGTAGCAAAAAATCCAGGATCTAATGACATTATCTACGAAGTAATTTATGTAGAAGTAATTGATCCAGCAATGCCAACTAGTGGTAATGTTAAGAAATATATTAAAACTACATCTGGTTCATCTAAAATTACAGTAGACAGTGTTCAGTTTGAAACACTAGATGACAATACTGCACTAGGTAGTGGTACTAGTTCGTTTGCATTAGATGTTAGGGGAGTCGGAACTCCGACTATTGATATTACAAGCATTGGTAATGATTTGGAAATTATCACTAGAAACGGTCGTATTGTATATCCTACTGTAGGAAATATTACTGTAACTTTAAGAAGCGGGGGTGTTGTTACATCAGTTCAGCAATTTGAAATTACTAAAGCAGAACCGTATAGATTTAGACCAATAACTAATACACTAAAAGTTGACAGTGATGCTGTATCAATTAGTCAAACTGAGCAGAACAAAAAATATATTTCTAACATAAAGAATATGCGTGATCGTATTAGCGATACTGGAATAACAGAACGTGAGTTTTTACCATTATGGATGCGTACTGCACAAGAAAATAGTGTGCAAGAATTAGGATATGTAACTGCAATACCAATTGTGTATTGTCAAACAGGAAAAGCAGATCAAATTCTGCTAAACATTAAAAACCAAGAATTTGACTTTAAATCTGTTGATTTTGATATTGATAGATATGTAATCGATAGCACTACAGGAAAGAGTGATGAGCAATATATATTGTTCGCAAATTACGAATACAACATATAAAGCAGATAAATAACATTAGAGAGGACTTAAAATGGCAAGTAATATTGATGATATAAGCATTAACGAAGCGTTTCCTGTAGCAGGACAGGATAATGATTCACAAGGATTTAGAGATAACTTTTCAGTTATCAAATCCAACTTTGTTGCAACTAAAGAAGAAATTGAAGATCTACAGGATAATACAGCAAAGAAAAATACTGCAAATAACTTTTTAGGAAATAATATCCTAAATGCTAACTTAGTAAATATTTCGGAAGAACTTAATGCTGTAGGAACTCTTCAATCCTCTCAAGATGTTGATTTTGCTAATGGGCCTGTACAAACATTTACGTTAGGTGCAGATGTTACCCTTACAACTACTAACTGGCCAGAGTCTGGTAAAGTTGGTAGACTAAGAATTATTTTAATCAATGACGGAACTCCGCATACTCTTACTATTGGTACAGAAGCAGGTAGTACACTTAAATTCCATAATGACTGGCCTACTTCTGATAATACTATCGAAATTGATAATGATCAAAATCCAAAAGTAATTGATCTTTGGACTTACAATGCAGGATCAAGTATTTTTGTTAAGTATGACGGACAATATTCTTAATGTTACATCCTATAGAAGACAATCTTGACAAATACACAACTCCTCAAATTGAGGAAAAGTTACAAGACCTTTCTAAAAAATTCTTTATGACTAGGAACCCCCAAGTCCAAAGTCAAATGTCTACATTAATAGATATGTATAGAATGGAACTAAAAAGCCGTTATATCAAAGAAATGGCAAAAGACCAAGATAAAGATCTTGACAATCTCATTAATATAAGTTAAAATACTTGTATGTTAATAAAAACTGATTCAAACGGTATCCCACGGTTTTCTAATAAAGACCTTGTTGATATGATATATTCTGGACATATAGATAAGTGCCATATAGTTCTTTGTGATCCAAATGACGATATTGATAAGTTTAATCAAAATGCAAAAGAATTTGGTATTCCAGAATTAAAGAAGTATATTCCACTAGATGTAGATCAAAAGACTTTTGACGGTGTATGTCAGAGTGAATGGTTTATGCCTGAAGAATATAAGACACTAAACGTACACAACTATATTCTAACAAAGTGCGAAACACAAGAAGAAACAGCAAGATGTGCTGAAGAACTAGCAGAGTTTGAAGGCAGAGGTATGATAAACTTGTTGCGTTATATGATCTATCTTGTAGACTTTATGCGTGAAAATAGCATTGTATGGGGAGTCGGAAGAGGCTCTAGTGTATCTAGTTATGTGCTATATATTATTGGAGTACATAGGGTAAACTCAATCCAGTTTGACTTAGACTGGCGTGAGTTCTTGAGATAAATACGTACATAATAAGGAGATTGTTATGGCAGTTAAACAAACAGGACGTAAAGTCTACAAATCAATGAACGGTAGAACAGTTGATATGGACTTGTTACGTCAAAAAAATGAACTTACTCCTGCGGTTGGAAACGCTCGTGTAAATGCACGTGGCGACGAATTAGGCCCAGGCGGTAAAATTATTAAAAAACGTGAAGATGTACTTGCAGATTTTTACAGAGATCATCCTAATAAAGTAGAGGATGAAAGTCCTGTAGTAAAAAAGCAAGAGCAACCAGTAGAAACTACGCCAGTTAAAAAGGCTTCAACTAAAGTACAAAAAGAATCTGTACAAGAATCTGTACAAGATGATGAGTGGATTGAAGATGAAAATGGCGACTTTGTAAAAAAGGGTGAATAACAAATGATCGATTACGATAAGTTAGCATCAGGTAAGCAAGGACTAAAAACTAGAGTTAAAGCAAACTCAGTTCGACCATTACATAACCGTGTTATTGTTACAGGTATGGAATTCGGAGAAAGAACAACCGATGGTGGAATTATCATTACTAGTGATGACGGTAAGGATAGAGGTATCAAACCACGTTGGGGTAAAGTCTATGCAAAGGGTCCTGAAAACAATGATCCATATGATGTAGGAGACTATATTTTAATCGAACATGGACGTTGGACTCGAGGTTACGACCTCGAAGGTCCAGACGGAAACGTCGAAACGCTTCGAACAGTTGAAGCAGAAAGCGTATTACTTTGGAGTGACGAAGTTCCAAAGGATTCATTATTTGGTGACAAGACTGGGGTTAGTACCTCAGACAGTCATCGACCTGAAGATTTTATAAACTAAGAGGTTACATTGATAGATCTAAACAAATACAAGGACTTTGTAGAGAAAGTCACATCAGAAGAATCAAACGACAACAACACTCTATCTAAACAGATGGATTACTTAAATGGAGAAGATCATGGATGCCCGGTTAATATTTCACTACTTGTCACAGGTGGGATTGGACTATCGTCAGAAACTGGCGAACTTAACGAAATCATTAAAAAAGTTTTATTCCAAGGTAAGCCATGGAATGATGATGTTAAGTTTCATCTTAAACGAGAACTTGGCGACATTATTTGGTATTGGATTAATACTTGTCGTTCGTTAGGTTTAGATCCTAATGATGTAATTGATGAAAACATTACAAAACTAAAAAGCCGTTATCCAGATGGCGAATTTGATGCTCATTTTTCGGAAAACCGAAAACCAAACGATCTCTAAAAAACACTTGACTCCTTATGCTGTTTGTGTTATTATATACAACATAAGGAGTTTTCTTTTGACAAAAAGGTATTAATATGAAAGAACTATGGGTAGAAAAGTATCGTCCTAAGACGGTAGACGGTTATGTGTTTCGAGATGAAGCACAACGCAATCAGGTAAAGAAATGGATAAAAGAAAAAACCATTCCGCACTTGCTGTTTTCAGGCAATGCTGGAATCGGAAAAACAACGTTGGCAAAATTATTATTCAACGAGTTAGATCTAAACGATTTAGACATACTAGAGATTAACGCATCGCGAACAAACTCAGTAGATGATGTTCGTGATAAGATTGTAAACTTTGTACAGATGATTCCATTTGGTGACTTTAAGGTTGTGCTACTAGATGAGGCTGATTACTTGAGTCCAAACGCACAAGCGGCACTGCGTGGCGTAATGGAAGAATATCATACTACAAGCAGATTTATTTTAACCTGTAACTATCCTAACAGAATTATTCCAGCACTACATTCAAGATGTCAAGGCTTTCATATTGCAAAAATTGACCAAACAGAATTTACTGCTCGTGTAGCAGAGATTTGTATTACAGAAGGTTATACTCCAGACTTAGATATACTAGACACTTATGTAAAAGCAACCTACCCAGACTTGCGTAAGTGTATTAACATGGTACAAATGAATTGTCAAGACGGAGTACTAGTTGCTCCACAAGAAGGCGACACAGGCGAAGCAGATTACAAACTTGAAATGGTTGAACTATTTAAAGCAGGAAAAATTAATCAAGCAAGAAAACTTGTATGTAGTCAAGTACGACCAGATGAGGTTGAAGACATTTACAAATGGTTATATGACAACGTTTCGTTGTTCGGTGATCACGGAGATGATGCTATTTTAATTATTAAGCAAGGACTAGTTGATCACACACTAGTTGCTGATCCTGAGATTAATTTAGCGGCAACCATGATTAGACTTTCAAGACTAATTGAAGCATAACTATTATTATGACATACTTAGTAAACGACAACTGTATTAGATGCAAGCATATGGATTGTGTAGACGTTTGTCCTGTAGACTGCTTCTACGAAGGAGAAAATATGCTCGTAATTAATCCTAATGAATGTATTGACTGCGGTGTATGCGAACCTGAATGTCCGGTAGATGCTATTATTGCAGATAACGTAGAAGGCGCAGAAAAGTGGTTGTATATTAATGAAGAATATTCGGCTAAGTGGCCAAATATTACAGAGAAACGTGACGAAGATGTTCCTTCCGATGCTAAAGAAATGGCATTAGAAACTAACAAGTTTGAAAGGTTCTTTTCTGAGAACCCTGGTGGGAGAACAAATGAAGATTCAAAAACTTAGAGCAAGTCATATTTTAATCAGCCACATAGGTGCTACAGCACAATCAAGCAATCGTCCTTCACCTGCGGCGGAACAAGAAGCAGGATTTATTATACAAGATATTATAGAAGGGTTACTTACATTTGAGCAAGCCGCAAAAGAACATAGTGCTTGTAGACGAAGTGCTAAAAACGGTGGTGACTTAGGTTGGTTTGATTATCCAGGCGAGATGGAATATGAAATTGCTCATCCTATAAGTCAAATTAAAAAAGACGAAATGCTTACAGTACCAATTAAAACAGAATACGGATACCATATTCTATTAAGGACAGGGTAATGGATTACTTTAAGATACATCAAACGAGTTCAACCGAACCGTGTGATATTACTATGGTAAAATATAATAATAGTGAAACTTTAAATCCTATTCTCGAAGAAAAAATTAGAAGTAGAGGCGATGAAGTAAAACATCTTAGTAATGTAAAAGCAGATATGACCGACTTTAGATTGTATGAAGACAAAGACTTTAAACGTATCTGTGACTTTGCAATTATGCAATGTATTAGTAGCATTGAAGGTTTAAGTCAGCGTGGTGCAGAAATGCTACGCTTTGACATTGTAGACTGCTGGGGAATGGTTTACAAAAACAATGAAGGACATTATACAGTTGAACACGCACATTGGCCTGCTACATTTAGTTTTGTTTATTATGTAAATGCTTGTGAAAGTTGTGCTCCATTAGAATTTACAACAGCAGATTATGCTGTAAAACCTTTTAGCGGATTAATGGTTATCTTTCCAGGAAATACAAGTCATAAAGTAAGCGTCCAAAATTGCAATCATGACAGAGTTGCAATATCAGGTAACATTAGTGTTACAATTAGAAAACCAGGAGAAACAGAATGAGCGTAAAATTAATTTCATATAGCACAGCACCAGAAGGTTCAGACCTCGGCGACTGTCAAGAACTTATTGCCTACTGTGCAAGAGTTTCAAATCCAAGTAATCAAATGAATTCAGAAACAAGTGAGAAACTAATCAAGTATTTGATCAAACACGCTCATTGGTCACCTTTAGAAATGGTTAGTGCTTGTTTAGAAATTAATACTACACGTGATATTGCACATCAAATTGTGCGTCATCGTAGTTTTAGTTTCCAAGAGTTTAGCCAGCGTTATGCAGATCCTGCAGAGTTTGGCGATCAATTTGTATTACGTGAAGCACGACTACAGGACACAAAGAACAGACAAAATAGTATTGCACTAGGTAATACACAACAAGATATGAATCTAATCAACGATTGGGAATCACAACAACAAAAAGTAATTGACGCGGCTAAAGAAGCATACGAGTGGGCAATTGATAACGGTATTGCAAAAGAACAGGCTCGTGCAGTATTACCAGAAGGTTGTACTAAGACACGATTGTATATGAATGGTACACTTCGTAGTTGGATTCACTACATTGAATTACGTGGTGCTAACGGCACACAAAAAGAGCATATGGATATTGCTCATGCTTGTGCTAAAGTTATTGCAGAAATTTTTCCATTAGCAAAGGATCTTGTAAGTGAAACAGAAGTTCATTAATGCTTATATGGAGGTAGCCAAAACATTTGCTAATCTCAGTTCAGCAAAACGTTTGAACGTAGGTGCGATTGTTGTAAAGGATGATCGAATTATCTCTATTGGTTACAACGGTATGCCTAGTGGCTGGGATAATGAGTGTGAAGACTTAATTAGAATAGATGACGTAGGATCTCCTGTTTTAAGATCTAAACCAGAAGTACTTCACGCAGAATCAAATGCGATTGCTAAATTGGCAAAATCAAACGAAAGTGGTAATGATGCTACATTATTTGTTACACATAGTCCTTGCTTAGAATGTGCAAAACTAATATACCAGAGTGGTATTAGCACAGTATATTACAAGGATAACTATCGTAGTAACGACGGAATTGAATTCTTAGAAAAATCAAAGGTAGCAGTTACTAAAGTATGATAAATTTTATTAAAAACTTATTCAAAAAAGATAAACCAGTAATTAACTTTGCTTGTCAAAGTTGGGGTGTACGTAAATATTCACCTATACAACCTGCGAGTAAGTTCTTTCCAGATAAGTTTAAAAGCATTCCGTCAATAGGCGAAAAGGGTGATCATAATATTGATCATAAAAAAACTATCAGAGCCTGCCCTGGAATTACAGATTATATGAGTATGGGATATGTTATTCCTGCTTGGTGTGATATTGAAATTATGCCATCTCCCGACGGAGAGCATATAGAAACTCGATACAGTGATCCAATGTACAATGATGCTTATCACCCATCTGAACAGTTACATGGCTTTATGAACGGTAAATTTAAAGTACGAGGAGCAGTTAAATTAGATAATCCGTGGTTTACTTGGAATCAACCAGGATGGAGTACTTTGTACTTGCCAATGTATTATCATGAAGGTAAGAACTGGGAAGCAGTTCCTGGTGTAATGGATCACGATTTAGGAGCGCCGCAAAGTCCTATTAATATTATGCTTAAAGAAATTAAGCCAACAACAATTAAAATGGGGGAACCTCTTGTACAGGTTATTCCGTTTAAGCGAGAACACCTAGTTGCAAGAACTATGGAACTAGACGAAACAGTTATGAAACGTCAGTGGGCAATATCCAGCCTACACAAAATGACTTATGCAGGCTGGATTAAATGGGTTAAAGCAAAAAAGTTATATACTGTTGATGCTCATGATACCGAACTTCCAGGCGATTAAAAAACATCACCATAAATTTCTAGAACTTCTTTAACAGCCTCGTGTCGTTCAATATCACCTCTTTCAAATTCTACTACACTAAGTCTGTCTGCACGACCATGATGTTCTAAGTGCCTACAAAAATCAATTAATCCGTTATCTTTTAATCTATCAGCCTGTGCCAAGTCTCCTGTAACAGCCATGTAAGAATAATCACCTAAACGTGTTAATAACATCTTCATTTGATTTTGTGTTGCGTTTTGCATTTCATCTGCAATAATAAATGCATTTTTAAATGTTCGTCCTCGCATATATGCTAGAGGGGCGATTTCAATAATGCCTTCTTCAATCATGCCTGTGATTTGTGCCGCATCAAAATACTCACGCAATACGTCAAATATAGGTCTTGTCCACGGTGCCATTTTTTGTTCTAGCGTACCTGGTAAAAACCCTAAATCTTCGTCTGCACTAACAGCCGGTCTGGTAACAATAATCTTGTCAACTTTTCCTTCCTTAAACAGTTTAACAGCCGTTTGCACAGCCAGTAAGGTTTTACCCGTGCCTGCCGGCCCGATGCCAAAGACTATGTCCTTCGACGGGTCTAACAAGTTTAGTAAGTATGTTTCTTGGTTTATGTTTCTTGGTAGGATTTTGACTTCTTTTTTCTTTTGAGAAAGAAAATTATTGATTTCTACAACGTTATTTTTGTTGTAGTCATGTCTCTGACGAGACTTTCTTTTTGCACCCATGCAGTCCTCCTTTATGGATAAAATATACGTAGTACTGCATTAATATAGCGTAGGCGCTATATATTCTGCACTCTACAAAAATATTTAGCAATATGTACAGAAACAAAACTACATACATATAGATGTAATCCTGATAAATAAGTATACAGTAGATTGGAAATATCATATGAAAGACGTATTAGAAGTAATTAGAAACATTCAGAACATTTACGAAAGCGATACTGCGTTTCAAGTTCTTAAGGATTTTGAACGTGTATTAGACGAATTAGATTTATATGTTTATGATAACTGGGAAGATGGTGAATTAGTAGCCGGTCCTGGTATTAAACGTCATTGGGTAATTTGTTCGTTTATGTGGCCAAGAGATAAAATGCCTGATCCAATGGGCGGCAAAAGACTTCTAGATTACGACTGTAAAATTTCATACAAAAAAGATCATATCTTAAAACCACGCAAAATTAAAACACCGGGAGACATTCGTCCAGGTACTAAAAAAGGCAAACTAGATAGAGAAGAAATTTGGGTAGTTGAAATTGCTATGCCTAAGAAATTAATTGTAGACATTTATAGTGGTTATAACGAAATGCTAGATATGGCAAACGAACCAGGGGTAGAACAAACTCCTGCACCAGATGCAAATGCTCAACCTGCAGAAATGGCGGCACCAGAGGCTCCGGCAGAAGGAGCAGTATAATGGGATTAAAGAAAAACGACTTACAAGATCTAGTTGATGCAATCTTTGAAATCGATTCATTTAAAAGTAAAATGGGCGATGACAAGGATGTCATTGTTATTAGTTTTTCTACAAAGAATGAAGGTAGTGCTGAAGATTTAGAGAATTTTATCGAAAAAGGATATCCCTTCGTATTAGACGCAGACAAAACAACCGGTGAGCAAAGTGACGGTATGTATAAAGTCTTTGTCGAACTTGAAAGAAATAAAGAAGCCCCAGGAAACATTAGTGAAATGCTAGATGGTATTAAACAGATATGTGGACTTGAAGAGATGAAGTTTCGATACTATAAAGGTTTCAGAAGCCACGAGGCATCTGTAAACAACCTAGCAGAAATGGTCCCAACAGATCATGACGCTTACGACATTAGAGTGAATGAAAATAATATGGATAACTACAAAAACTTTTTTAACAACAGTTATGCTGAAGATGTAGTTATGCTAGATGAACACACTCTAAAGATAAAAAACGCTTTTATGGATCCGGTTTTATTCAAAGTAGTAGACTTTGGACAAACCAAAGACATAAATATCAATGAAGCATTAGACATCAATGGCTTTGCAGAAGTCATTTATCTTACCAAGTACTTAGGTGATTATAATATTACTAAGTATGGTAAGAAACTAGTGCTAGAAAATAGCGGTTATTCATTAATTGTGAAAAGAGGTTAAAAAATATGGCAAAAGACAATTTTAAAAACTGTTTAAGAGTTATTCTTGAACACGAAGGTGGTTACGTTGATCATCCTAAAGACCCAGGCGGTGCAACTAATATGGGCATTACTAAACAAACTTATGAAGATTGGTTTGGCAAAGTAGTTACTAAAGAAAAAATTAAAAATCTTACAGAAGTAGACGTAACACCAATTTATAAAAAGAATTACTGGGCAGGCATTCTTGCTGACGACCTTCCTAAAGGTTTAGACCTTGCAGTGTTTGATATGTGTGTAAATAGTGGAAGACACAGAGCAACTAAGTTTTTACAAATGATGGTTGGTGCTAAAGTAGATGGCTGGATTGGTCCTAACACTATTTCTAAAGCACAAGGTTATGTTGAAGCAAATGGCATTACAAATGCAATTAATGAGTATTCGAAAATTAGACAAGAATACTACGAGTCATTAGCAACATTTAAAACTTTTGGAAACGGTTGGACTTCAAGAGTAAATGCTACTAAAGAAAAAGCAATTGAGATGGCTGAATAATTAAGAATGTTTAGTTCAATTCGAATTGTAATGATTTTAATACTTCTAGCAACTGCTGGAGGTGCTTTCCTATATGTTAAGAACTTGCAAAAAAACTTAGAGATTGCTAGAGCAAATGTAGCAAAAATGGAAGTTGCCCTTGAGGTTAGTGAATCAAGTCTTAAACTTGAAAGATCAGAAAATTTACGTATAAACGAGTTGAATGTGCAACTAAGTACCGATTTACAAAAAGCAGAGAAGTATGGAGATGAACTCCGTGCTACTCTACAAAAACATAATCTAACACACTTGGCTAACAAGAAGCCAGGTTTGATTGAAAAGAGAATGCAAAATGCGACTGATAAATTATGGGATGATCTTGAGTCTATCACTGCTCCTGACAACGGGATGCAGTCTACTGACTCCGGAAGCAAAGATAGTAACAGTAACTAACACGGTTAAAACAACAGTACCTATTGTTGCACAACCTAAAGCAGTTCGATTGAACGATGTTAAGATCTATGTGGTTTCAAAAGAGAACTACGAAGAGTTTATAAAAGAATTTGAAGCCAAGAATGGCGCTGACGCATACATTGCTATCAGTGTAAAAGACTACGAAAACCTATCTTTAAATTTTGCTGAACTTCGTAGATACATAGAACAACAAAAGCAAATTATTGTTTATTATGAAGACGCAGTTAAGCCTGATACTAATACTACTCCTTCTAAGTAGTTGTGCTAACAAATCTAGTTGTAAGGTAAACCCTGGTGTTAATGTAGATGGTCTTCCTACAGACACTGAAACTATAAGAAAAAACGTAACTCCTAAAGCCAATATTAAGTGTAATTTTTAAATTATGTGTGCGCTATTCTATTTCATTGTATTAACTGCTTTCTTATTATATCTTCTTATAACAAACACTAATCGATAAATACACATATAAAACGAGAGGGTTATTATGTGGGAAATGATTACACAGATGGCGGGCGACCGTCTTTGGATTTATACTAGTATTGCAGGGTCATTACTAGGTGCCGCATTTTTGTTCTGGTTTAAAGACACAAGAATGGCAACATGGGGCGTACAAAAGTTTGATGCTACCTTAGAATACTTAGCAATACGTTGGGGCTGGACTTGGTTACAAAATGATCCAAATGCTTGGCGTGTAAAGTATCCTAAGATAACTTCAAAGATTGACGAGATTGAGTCTCGTCTAGATAAACTAGAGGGCAAAAAGAAATGAGTGACGATAAGATTGTAGTACCAGCAGATCAAAATTCTGCTTCAAAAAAAGTATCAGTTGAATTAGAAGTTGACACAAGTGTAAAAGATCTAGGACCAAATCCATATGCAAGATTAATACATTTGGCTCGTGCAGTTGATAGTTGGAGAATTTTTCCAAGAGTATTCATTACAACATACATTGTTCTATTATACAAAGTTGTAGTTTGGTATATGGAATTACCTAATCCAACAATGGAACAATCAGGCTTGGTTAGTATCGTAGTTGGTGCTGGCGCGGCTTGGTTTGGTCTTTATACAGGTTCAAGCAAAAAGTCAGACAAGTAATACTTGACAAACGCCTAAACTAAGTATATAATAGTGCTATGGATTATTATGACTTATTAGGCGTTTCTAAAAACGCTTCCGAAAAAGATATTAAAACTGCTTTCCGTAAACTTGCGGCACAGCATCATCCCGACAAAGGTGGTGATCAGAAAAAATTTGTTGAAATAAAAGAAGCCTACGAAACACTAAAAGATCCACAAAAGAAACAAATGTACGACCAATTTGGAACTGCTGATCCACAACAAGCAGGATTCCAACAACAAGGTTTTGGAGGACCTGGCGGGTTCCAGTTTGATGGTGATGTAAATGATTTGTTTTCTACATTTTTTGGTGGAGGGTTTCAACAACGTAGACAGCGACAACAAAATGCTGATGTTACTATTGCTTGTGATATTTCACTTGAAGATGTATATAACGGTAAAGGTGTGATAGCCTCTTTTAAAACAAGATCCGGTCGAGAACAAACAGTTAATATAGATATTCCAAAAGGTGCAAGGCACGGAGATACTATACGTTATCAAGGACTAGGAGATGATAGTATTCCAAATTTACCAAAAGGTAATTTAAATGTTAAAATTAGAATACTTAGACATCCAAACTTCAATGTAGACGGCTTTAACTTGCATACTGACATTAAAATCAATGTGTTCGATTTAATGTTAGGAACAGCCACAAATTTAGATATACCTAACGGAAAAACTATAAGTATAAACATACCAAGAGGCACACAGCCAGGAACTGTAATGAGTATTCGAGGACACGGACTACCTGATTACAATACTGGATTATCAGGCAACATTTACTTAAAAATTAACGGAGAGATTACAAAAAATCTTACTGAAGACCAACTTGAATTAATTAGGAAAATTAAATGAAATTAGTATATCATCCAAATGAATGGTTAGACAAAGAAGTTAAACCATTTGACTTTGATAAACTTGATGCAAAAGACATTGAAAAGCAAATGATTGAAATTATGGACAAGCACAAAGGTGTTGGTCTAAGTGCTAATCAAGTTGGGTTAGATGCTAAAATTTTTGTAATGGAGCCAGAAGGTCTTGAAGGATATGATAAGCCGTTTGCTATTATTAATCCTACAATAGAAGCAGTGTCTGAAGAAAAAGTTACAGGTGAAGAAGGCTGTTTAAGTTTTCCGGGTTTGTTTTTTAAAGTAACACGAGCCCAGGCTTTGGTAGCAAAGTTCATTGACAGTAACGCAAAAGAATGTACAATAGAGTTTACAGGCTGGAATGCTAGAATTTTTCAACATGAGTTTGACCACTTATACGGTATTAACTATATCGACCGTGTAAGTAAACTTAAACTAGATATGGCTAAGAAAAAACAACAAAAATTATTAAAAAAATATAAGGAATTTTTAACACATGGTTGAACCAAGCGACGAACTACAATCGGTATTTGATAAATCAGTTAGCGATGCTAAGAAACTTAATCACGAGTATGTAACTCTTGAACACGTTCTTTTTGCAATGCTCTGTTCAGATAATTTCTGTAACTTAATTGCAGGTGTAGGTGCTGATCCTGAATTTATTAAAAAGAATATTGAAAATTATTTAAAGAATGAATTAGAAGATATTACTTTACCTGTTGAAGCAGAAAATAAAAAGTTTAAACCTAAAAAGACTGCAACAGTAGAACGTGTTCTAAATAGAGCGTTTACACAAGTTCTGTTTAATGGACGTCACCATATTGAAGTTACAGATGTATTTCTAAGTATTCTTAATGAAAAGAAAAGTTTTGCATACTACTACATTCAAAAAGCAGGAATTAAAAAAGAAGAATTTGCAGAGTATCTTAATAGCGAAGTAGATAACGCATACGAAGATGAAGAAATGCGTACACTTGGTCAAAGAGCATTACGTGAGTTTACAACTGACCTTAATTCAGAAGTTGCCAAGAATAAAGTTGACCCTGTAATTGGAAGAACTGATGAATTAGAAACTATTGCACTTGCACTAGGACGTCGTTCAAAGAACAATGTGTTACTAGTAGGTGATCCAGGTGTTGGTAAAACTGCTATTGCAGAAGGACTTGCTTGGAATATTGTAAACAAAGCAGTGCCGGAGTTTTTACAAGAATATAAAGTTTATAACCTTGATATTGGTGCTATGCTTGCAGGTAGTAAGTATCGCGGAGATTTTGAAGAACGTTTTAAACTTGTTATGGCTGGTATTAAAAAGCAAGGCAAGACTATTATGTTTATCGACGAAGCACACATGATTAACGGTGCTGGTGCCGGCGGCCAGGGCAATTCAAATGATCTTGCTAATATGCTAAAGCCAGCATTAGGTAAAGGTGATATTAAAGTTGTTGCTTCAACTACTTGGGAAGAGTATCGAAAGTACTTTGAAAAGGATCGTGCGTTAATGCGTCGATTCCAAAGAGTTACAGTAGGCGAGCCTACTGCAAGTGTAACTAAAAGTATTTTAGAAGGTATCAAAAAATACTACGAAGAATTCCATAAAACAATTATTACAGAAGAAGCAATTGATACTGCAATTAAGTTAAGTGTCAAGTATCAAGCAGATAAGAAGTTGCCAGATAAAGCAATTGACTTGATTGACTTAGCGTGTTCAAGATTTAACTTAAAGAAAGTTGAAGGCGATAAGATTGTTGGTAAAGAAGAAATCCAGTTTGAACTTGCTAAAGTTGTAAATCTACCGCCAGAGCAAGTACAACAAAAAGAAACAAGTAACCTAGCAACTCTTGAAGGCAATCTTAAGAAAGTTGTATTTGGCCAAGACTCTGCAATCGATGATATTGTAGATAAGATTCTTGTTGCTCAAGCAGGATTAAAACCTGATACAAAACCAATCGGTTCATTTGTATTCATGGGTCCAACAGGTGTTGGTAAAACAGAAACAGCAAAACAACTTGCAGATCAACTCAGTGTTAAACTTGTACGTTTTGATATGTCAGAGTATCAAGAAAAACATTCGGTGGCAAAGTTAATTGGTTCACCTCCAGGATATGTAGGATTTGAGGACAATGCAGGCTTATTGATTACAAAATTACAAGAACATCCTAACTGTGTACTATTACTTGATGAGATTGAAAAGGCACATCCAGATGTTTCACAAATCTTACTACAACTTATGGACAACGGTAAAATTACAGGTTCAAATGGTAAAGAAGCAGACGGTAAAAATTGTGTACTGATCTTAACAACAAACTTAGGTGCTATTGAAGCAGAAAAGAATACTATCGGATTTGGCGAAGAAGACGAACGTGAGTATGAAGATACAGAACTTAAAAAGTTTTTTGCTCCAGAATTCCGTAACAGATTAGATGGTGTTGTAAAATTTGGTAATCTTGAAAAGAATACAATGATTAAAATTGTAGGTAAGTTTTTAGTTGAACTTAAAGAAATGCTTACTGAACAAAATGTAACTGTTACTGTTACTGATGATGCTATTGATTATCTAGTAGATAAAGGGTTTGATCGTAAGATGGGTGCAAGACCTTTACAGCGTGTTATTGATAAAGAAATTAAGAAAGATTTAAGTAAAATCTTATTATTCGGCGATCTTAAGAACGGCGGTCACTTAAATATTGATGCTAAAGAAGGTAAAATTAACCTTGATGTTGTTGTTGAAAAACAAACTGTAACTGCATAGAACTGATAAATAGTTGTATGCCAAGTAATAGTGAAATAATTTTATCAGCAAATACACACCCAGGAGATAGTACTGTAGAAACTATCACGGGTGAGAAGTTTAAAGGTGACGGATACTACGGTCGTGCTGACGGTATTCATACTGTACAGTATAACGTTTCCGGTCTAACTGGAACTATTAGTATCCAAGGAACTTTAGCAACTGAACCAACAGAATCTGATTGGTTTAGTGTGGACACATATACAGCATCACAAGAAACAGCAAGCAAATTTGCTAACTTTACAGGTAACTTTGTTTGGTTAAGAGCAAAAGTAGTGTACACTGATGGCACTATTAATAGTATCTTGTTAAACCATTAGGAGAATAGTATGCATTCAATTACAGTAGTTTGGCCCAAGTTAGAAGAAGATGTAGACTCTATCGTTGCTGAGAATGTTATTAATTGTTCTGACAATGCGTTAACAGAATCCGAAACCCACTATGAAATTTATGAATCCGAAAAAGGCGAAACTGTTCTAGTTGTTGAAACACATAAACCATTAGACGAAGCACAATCAAACGAGATTGCTGAAAAAGTAGCAAATAGACTGTTTGATTTAGGGTTTTCTAAGTTCGATATCGAAATCTCTGTATAAGCAAACTGTGATAAATACTTTATAATATGTAATATAAAGGTGTACATCATATGACTAAAAAATTTAGAGATTACCTTGCTGAAGAAGAATATGATAAACAGCGTGACGCAGATGCTGTAAGTGGTAAGCCTCGCAAATTATCCGTAGGCTCTGGTGGCGGAAAACCTAAAGGTTATAGCAAAGATGAAGCTGAACAGGCCGCATTGGATAACATAAAGAAAATGCCGCAATTTTCTAAAGAAGATTCCAATAATGAATTAGCAAGAATCAGAGAACTTGCTAATATTGATGAAGAAACATATGATGGTGACGACTTTTATGAAGCATATGGTGACCTTTGGTTTAACGAAGATGATGTAGTAGACGAAGCAGAATACCAAGGACGTAAAGTTAAACTAGGCAAGCCAATGCAGGGTGATGTTAAGAAGTTTAAAGTATACGTAAAGAATCCAAAAGGTAATGTAGTTAAAGTTAACTTTGGTGACCCTGATATGCGTATCAAAAAATCAAACCCAAAAAGACGTAAGAGTTTTAGAGCAAGACACAACTGTGATAACCCAGGACCAAGAACAAAGGCTCGTTATTGGTCATGTAGGAAATGGTAGACAAACATGAATATAGATGATATACTAAACAATAAGATGGACGACAATAAACCTAGGTTTAATGTTGAAGACGATCTACAATGTTATATGCGTGATGATACTCAATTTTATAGAACACAATATTATCCTACTATGGCTAAATGTCAAGAATGTTATAACAAAGGCGATAGCGATAAAGCATTTGGTTTTATTTTACCAATGATTGATCAAGGAGTTGATACATATATTAAGAAATATGATCTACCATATGACAGTAATAAAATGTTTACTATGGATGAAAGAAAAGCACTTGCTAAAAAGATTTTTGACGAAGAAGTAAACGCATTTAAAGAAGGCGAGTATTAATGTTCTTAAGAGAAGTCTTTGATAAACCTGTAATAGAAGCAGGAGACAAAGAAGTTAGTTTTGCATTAGGCAGACTTAATCCCGCAACAACCGGTCATGGTCTTCTTGTAGAAGCACTTAAACAAGGTCCAGGCGATGCTATTTTATTCTTAACTGATCGCATTGCAAAACCGCCTTCAGATCCATTACAACCACAAGAAAAATTAGACTGGGCTAAGAAAAGTTTCCCAGACATTAATATCGAACTTGCTAAAAATATTATGTTTGCCGCTGTAGAGTTATATCGCAGAGGGTACACTGACGTTACGTTTTTTGAAGGTGAAGATAAGTTAGGTAAATTATTAGAAAAATATAATGGTGTTGAATCAACACACGGTATGTTTAAATTTAATTCAATTAACTTTCAACGTTTATCACGTAACCCAGATGCAGATGATGCTACAGGAATGAGTGCTAGTAAACTAAGACAATACGTAATAGATGATGATTTTGCATCATTCGAAGAAGGTGTTACTAAATCTGCTAAACCATATGCTAAAAAGATGTTTGATAAACTAAAAGGCATCTTAGGCAATAATGAAAGTTTAGATGAAAACATTGTGTCAGTAGGAAGCATGGCTTTAAAAATAGCAAAGTTCCTTTATGATAATAAATGGTTAATTACTTTTAGTGTTGCGGCATGGAAAGGTATTAGTTGGATTGCAGATGCTATTGAAACTGTAAAAGAATACTTAGATCTTCCTATAGTAAGAGGTATAGTAAAATACGGCTTACCTGCTATTGGCGTAGCAATGGCACTATATGGTGGTAAGAAATTATATGACCAATTAATTGCCGCAGACGGCGACAAAGAAAAGATGAAAGATGTTATTAAGAACTTCGAGCCAGACGAAAAACATTTACGTGACTTAGAAGACGAATTTAAAGCAGAACTTAAGGCGGTGTAATGGACTTAGATACACTTAAAAAATTAGCAGGAGTTGGAGAATATGCCTTTAAAGGACTGCAACCTGTTGATGAAAATCTATCTATTACCGGAACTGAAAAAAGACGTATTGAAAGAGAAAAAGGAATCAAGCCTGGTGATCCAGATTGGTTTAAACTGTGGTTTAGTTTACCACACATGACAGGCGGTATGCCTCAATTTAGAGGACGTAAAAAATGAAGTTTTTAGATCTGAAAGATATCGCTAATAAAATTCCAAAACCTAATAGTTTCAAACACTATCATAAAGTAGCAGAGGATGGACGTATTGTAAAAGGTGTAAACACTACTGCTGATGTTGATACAAATTCTATTTCTAAAGAAGCAGGTAAGTTTGGCTTTAAAGTAGACAAAGACGGACGTCCACCTACCTTAAGCAAAAAAGTAAAAGGTTCAAAGACTAACGTGCTATTCAACTTAGGCATGGCCGAAAGCGTTAATGAATCTAAAGAACTAGCATCAGCAAGTGAAATCTATGTAGACATGGATGGTGTTCTTGTTGACTTCTTTGGGGAATGGACTAAGATGATGGGCGTTAGTGATTGGAAACAGATTAAAAATGTTGATCAAGCACTACAAAAAATTAGAGACAAAGACGACTTTTGGTTATCATTAAAGCCTACTAAAAATGCTGGTAAGTTACTGGCTATTATTAAAAAGATTAAAGGTGAATACAATATTTTATCTGCTCCATTAGCAGGAGACCCTAAAGCAGAACCTCACAAGCGTGAATGGATTGCAAAATACTTAAAAGTGTTTCCACCTAAGAAAGTTATTATCACAGCAGACAAACAAGCATATGCAAAACAACCAGATGGTACTCCAAACATTTTAATTGACGATTTCGGACAAAATGTAAGCAAGTGGGAAGCCGCTGGCGGTGTTGGATTTAAACACAAAGATCATAAGTTTGAAAGAACTGCTACTCAACTAGCAGACTATATATCCCCAGAGCGCAATGAAGAAATTGCAGAAATTTTAGGCTTTGCTACTAAGCGTCCTAAGACTGCAACTATTAAAAAGAAGCGTCCGCCAGAAGAAGATAGCGTACAAGACAAATTAAAGAAGCGTAGAGCACTAGCAAGACAAATAGGAACCGATAAAGCATTTAGATCAGATGCTCTTAAAAAAGATGAATCAGTTGACGAAGGCGAATTAATTCCTAATCCTAAAAATACATCATTAGTTAAATCAGATGCAGATTACGACTTTATAAAACTTGGTACTAATATGGCCAACATTAAAGATATTAATCCAGATGATATGAATCCAGATGATCCTGATATTATGGTGCAGTTTTATGGTGGAGATAAAGAAAAAGCATATATGCTAAAACAACTAAAACGTCTTGGATATGATGTACAAGATGCTGACGGATACAAAGATGCACAGTATGACGAACAATACAGTGATGATCCTAATGCATATAGACTTATTATCGGATTAAAACGACATGAGACTACGTGAATTAATAAAAATAACAGAAACAAGCAAAGGCGCAGAAATTACTATGTGGACTAATCCTAAGTATCAAGGCGCTGACATTAATGACGATTATTATAAAAAGCAACCAGCAAAAATCGTAGATGTATCTAAACTTACACCTTTTGAACCTGCTGACAAAATGGATCCTAAAGATAATCACGACAATATGATGAAGTTTGTTGACAAGATTAAAGCAGGCAAAAAAATAAAGCCAATCGTAATTGTACCACATGAAGGTAAGTTACTAATAGTAGACGGACATCACAGATACTTTGCCCATAAAAAAGCAGGTGTAGATAAAATACGTGCTGTTGTTGCTGATCCAAAAGATTTAACTTGGCGCGATGATGTTCCAGAAAGCGTACAAGAAAACTTTGCTGACGGTAAAGTAAAAGGCAAAAGCAGACCGGGGCGTGTAAAACGTGCTGGTGCAAGTTGTAAAGGAAGCGTAACTAGCCTACGTAAAAAGGCTAAAAATGCAAGCGGTGAAAAGGCTAAAATGTATCACTGGTGTGCAAATATGAAATCAGGGAGAAAATAATGGAAGGCACAATAGGAGAAGTAAGATATTTTGCAGGAAACTTTGCCCCAAAAAATTGGGAATTTTGTCAAGGACAGATAATGCCTATCACAAAAAATACATCATTGTTTAGCATACTAGGAGACAGGTTTGGCGGAGATGGTAGAACAACCTATGCCTTGCCTAGATTAGAAGATCTACATGGTTGTAAAGCAATTATTTGTGAAAACGGCACAATGCCTGATAGATAGGAAATATGAAAAGCGGACGAAAAAAAGGTAAATAGTAGTATGAAACTGAGAGAACTAACATTAAAAGAAGCGCCAGTACCAGGCGGTGAACAACCTGCAACACAAGCGGCTGATGCTGTAAAAGATGCTAATCCACAGCAACAACAAAAAACAGCACAAGGTGCAAAGATGGCAGGGGCGGCTATGGGTGCTAAAGGTGGCTCAGGTGCTATGATGGCAAAGGGTTTAGATAAACTTGCATCAGGTGGTGCATTACAAGGTAACCTTGCTAAACAGATTGCTCCATTTGCAAAGCAATTATCAACTATTCTCGGCGATCAAGCAATGCGTCAGAAGTTTATGATGTTAGTTAAGCAAGCAGAAAAAGCAGGAGGAACGCAACAAGCGTCTCCAGAATCATCTAACTATACACCAACTAAAGACAAAGATGATTACAATGCTAAGTCAAAAGCAATACAAGATTTACAAGCAGATCCAAACACATCAAAAGATCCAGAACTTAAAAAAGAACTAATGAAGCGTAAAGCATCATTAGAAAAAGATAAACCAGTAGACGAAGCAGATCATATTATGCAGTTAGCAAAATTAGTTTCAGGTGCATCAAATACACAACAGAATCAAGCATCAGATTTTGCAAATGAAATGAAGGCACTTGCTGGTATTAAAACTGAGACAGCAACAGCAGGAGCAACTTCCGCTGGTAATATTGCATCGGTAGCCAATCCAGCACAAGCATACGGACATAGACCAAAGGATTCAAAAGGTTTGCCTAAAGCGCCACAAAAGAAAAACAAAGACGGTACAGCCAAGAATGCGTTAGACATTGATAACGGATTAATGGGCGGAGCAACAGTTAAAAGGTAAATACTATTATGAAAGCAAAACAACTTAAAGAAGGATTAGCAGATTTAGCATACAAGGCTGAGTCAGACCACGAAGTACAAATGGCACGTGCAGAACTGTACAAAGTTGCCAAGTATGCAATTAAACTTCACGATATGATGAAAAATGTAAGTGAAGCAGAAGGTCTTGAGGGTTGGGTGCAATCAAAAATTACTAAAGCCGCTGATTATATTAGTTCAGTATATCATCATATGGATTATGAAACTAAATTCGACGAAGTGCAAGAAGCAAAGAAATCAAAACCAGACTTTCTTGACGTTGACAAAGACGGTGATAAAAAAGAGCCAATGAAAAAGGCTGTCAAAGACAAAGAAGAAAAGAAAGACGAATCTTATAAATCTTCTTTAGCATCTATATTAGAAAGTAAACTTTCAAAAAAAAAGGAAGTAACTGAGAAAGCCAAATCTAAAGCACAGCAAAAGTTTATGGGCATGGTCCATGCTATGCAAAAAGGCGAAAAAGTAAAAGGTGCTTCTCCAGAACTCAAAGCAGTAGCAAAAGATATGAAAAAGTCTGATGCTAAAGACTTTGCAAAAACCAAGCACAAAGGTTTACCAGATCACGTAAAAGAAGATCAAGGGTTCAGTGATAAACAAATCAAAATGGCATACGGTGTTGCTAACGACAAGAGATATAAAGGTGGCGATATGACGGGTGCTGTTGCGGCTATCGAAAAAATTGCCAAAGGCTTGTCAAAACATCCTGACGTTCAAAAAGTTTTACAAAGAACTAACGAAGAAAAACAAAAAGGTGTTGACGGCAAGGCTTGCTGGAAAGGCTACAAGCGTATGGGCACCAAGAAAAAAGATGGCAAAACAGTAGACAACTGCGTTAAGATGTAGTTCACTAAACTACCTTCCACTCTAACACTTTCACATAAATACATTGTAACAAGTTTAACTGAGGATTCTTATGTCTTTTTTAGTGCATAATCTACCACCCGTCGAAGTTTATGTTAAAAAAGAATACCTCTACGATCACCAAAAAGGTCACGGTGAACTTACTCCAGGCATATGGATATCTGTAAAAAGCATTGAAAGTAGAGCATTCTACTTTGAAACATTGCTAACAGAATACGGTGCATTATACGACAAACTACCTATTTCAGCATTTGTATGGAAAGAAGATTACGATAAAGATAATCAACTTCCATTAGATACACTACAAATATGGGATTGCTTTGATTACGACATTACAGTAATTAAAAAGCCTATGTTATGCGACTGTGAATTCTTTGGTAAAGATAGAAAAATGCATAAAGGAGAATATGTATTTACTATTGATAGTTGCCACAGAGATAACAATACTCTTAACACAAACTTTTCAGAACACGATCCCGAACACAAAACATTCAATGTTATTAAACTTGACAATGGACAGTTTGCCGCTCAACCAAATAATAGAATTGTTTGGACTGATCAAAGTCTTGTAAACCCAAGTGCTAAAACTCCAGACTTCAAAGTATGCACTCAAAACTACACTGTAGAAAACACACCAAAATGGTCAGTGGGTCATACTGACGATTGGGCATACAAGTCAAAAGACGAAACCCTCGATACCTAACTTTCATAAATATCTATACGTTAATACTGATTGACGGTAACTTATAGGAACGCCTACTTTTGGTGACAGTGCTCGCGTCCGACACGGCTGGTGACAAAGAACAGGTTATTATTTTACATAAGGTGACGTTACAGTAATGTTCAGTTCACTCATTGTTAGCGGAAAGATTAACTGTGGAGAAACACAATGAACGTTGACGAACAAGGTCGAGTACTCTTTAACTCACTTATGAAGTTTGATCCAGACTGGGATATTGATCCAGAGGATTATAGTTTAGCCGTTGGTAAAGATGTTGTTGATTTAGATTATAGACTTGTAACAGTGTATTGCAGAATGTATCAAATGGATATGCTGTATGAAATTGGCAACCAATGTATATTACTGTCACAAATACTAAGAAGAATATTAAGACTTCACGGAATTGAAGCACACATAAAACAATACGAAGTAGATATTAAACATCCTACAAAAGGTTGGAATGCAAAAGTTGGTTACAATAACCACGAACACGGAGGCATGGTTGCTACGCATCAAGTAGTAGTAACACCAAAGTGGATTTTAGACTTTGCTCAATTACCGTTCCAAAAACAATTTGGAGCAACTGCACCAAGAGGATTTATAGTAAACCGACAGGCAGATGTTTGGCACGATGCTGGTCCGGTCAAAGTACGATATCGTGAAAGAGAAAATCACCCTGCTACCAAAAATATTGTATTTGACAGTCGAGAAAATGAAAAATGGTGGACTAAAAGATATTTTGATTTATTTACAATGTCTCAATAAAACACTTGACTTCCGCTGTAAGTGAATATATAATATTACAACTTAAAAGGAGAATAGAATGTCAGACAGAACATATGGCGCCGACGAAAAAGCCAAACTAGAAAGACTAGTTAACGAAGGTGCAACTGTACTTCGAGAAATTGAAGATCTACAGGAAGGCTTAAAAGAAACAGTAAAAGCAGTAGCAGAAGAATTAGATATCAAAACTGCTTTAATCAACAAAGCAATCAAAATTGCACACAAAGGAGATTGGCACAAGGTTGCTGATGAGTTTGACGATTTAGAAACTCTAGTAGTAACTGTTGGTAAAGATAAGGTTTAAAGTGTATACTCGCATAATAAACTTTTGGTCACACAGTTATCACACAGACAAAGTTGCATTTTATTTTGAACTAGTTAGTTTTATATTTACTGTAGCGGCTAGTCTTACACTTGCTTTTACAGCATATGCTCCTGATATGACTATTGTATATCCTGGATTCTTTATAGGGTCGCTTACGGGTGTATATGCGTATTACAGACGCCATCTTGCATGGCCTATGCTACTAACTTTATACTTTGCTGTTGTAAACGTATTTGGTTTTGGAGTAGCAATTGGATATTGGTAAAGTAGATACTTGGTTAGATAAGCATTTGCTAGAACTATCTAAAGGAAGATGTCCTTGGGCTAATAGTCGTGTAAAACGTTTTCATACCGATCAATATTTAGATGTAATGAAAGTTATGTTTGAATTTGATTATAACATCGATGATAACCATGCTGTGTTAGTAATACTACATGATGTAAATGATTGGAACGAAGGTGAAGAACTTTTTGGATTATGTAGAACAAAGTATTTTTTAGACAAGAACTTACTGTTTATTGAATACAAATATATGGATTATGAAAATGATTTAAATGATCCAAGTATTAGATTCTTCGTTATCCAAAAATTAGATGAAACTAAAGAAGCAAGTAACAAACTTTTAGAAAAAGGATATTACAACGAATATCCCCAAAATATGAAATTTAGGAACATTAGAGGACAATAAAGTGAAATATATGGTTGACATTGATGGAACAATTTGCTATAATAATAACAGTAAATATGAAATTAGTGAACCTGATGCTGAAAGAATTAAACATTTTAATGAACTGTATGAGCAAGGCAATGAAATACATTACTGGACAGCAAGAGGCGCAAACTCAGGCAAGGACTGGGAAGAATTTACAATTAGGCAACTTAACAAATGGGGCGTCAAATATCACAGTTTAAGATTTGGCAAACCTCATTACGATATATGGATAGATGATAAGGCACAAAATGACAAAGAATACTTTAAAACAATTAAAAACTCAACCTAAACCATACCAACCGTTAGCATGGTTGTCAACTGCAATATTGCTAACAGCGGCGGCACTACTTTCATTATTTCCAAATGAAATGTATGCAACATACGTATTTGGTATTGCGGCTATGCTTTGGACAGTTGTAGGACTACTTTGGAAAGAAAAGTCATTGATTGTTTTAAACGGAACGCTTACAATAATATATGTTTATGGTATTGTTAAGCATTTATATAGTATCGTCGGCTAAAAACGATTTGGTATTTACCAGCCTAAAATGGTATAGAAGGAGAACAATTTGAGTTACGTAGACGCATTTTTTGATCGCAATGCAGACTTGATTCGCGTAGTAGAACGCAAAGAAGGTAAGCGAACATATTCAGAATTCCCAGTAAAATATACTTTTTACTATAAGGATCCTAGAGGCAAATATAAAAGTATCTATGGAGATCCTCTAAATAGAATTATTTCTAAAAACACAAAAGACTTTCGCAAAGAACAAGCAATTAATAAAAACAAAGAATTGTTTGAAAGCGATATTAATCCTATCTTTCAATGTTTAAGTGAAAATTATCTCAATCACGATGCTCCAAACTTAAATGTTTGTTTCTTTGACATTGAGACAGATTTTGATCCAGAACGTGGCTTTGCTGATCCTAGTGATCCGTTTATGCCAATCACTGCAATCACTGTACATTTACAATGGATGGACGCACTTATTACACTTGCTGTTCCGCCGAAGACTCTTACAATGGAGCAAGCAAAAGAAGAATGTAAAGAATGGGGCAAGGATGTTGTTCTGTTTGATGACGAAGGCGAGATGCTTAAAACATTCTTAGATCTAATACAAGATGCAGATATCTTAACAGGCTGGAACAGCGAAGGCTATGATATTCCTTATACTGTAAACCGTGTAGCAAAAGTATTAAGCAAAGATGATACTAGACGTTTTTGTTTGTTTGATCAATTTCCTAAGAAACGTGAATACGAAAAATTCGGAAGGCAACAAGAAACCTATGACCTAATAGGCAGAGTGCATTTAGATAGTTTGGAATTATATCGTAAATACACATATGAAGAAAGACACACTTATCGACTTGATGCCATTGGCGAAATGGAAGTTGGCGAGCGAAAAACTGTTTACGAAGGTACGCTCGATCAACTTTATAACAATGACTTCAGAACGTTCATTGAGTACAACAGACAAGACGTTGCACTACTGGACAAGTTGGACCAAAAATTAAAGTTCATTGACTTATCAAACGAACTTGCTCATGCAAATACAGTTTTGCTACAGACCACTATGGGTGCTGTTGCAGTTACAGAGCAAGGTATTATTAACGAAGCACACAGACGTGGCTTTCAAGTTCCTAACAGAGTAAAACGTGAACCAGGTAGTGATCCTGCCGCAGGTGCATATGTTGCATATCCTAAAGTAGGGGTACATAAATGGATTGGCTCAATGGATTTGAACTCGCTGTATCCTAGTGTAATTCGTGCATTGAATATGGACCCTGCAACTATTGTAGGACAACTACGTCCTGAATTAACAAACAAATATCTAGGCGAGCAAATGGGACTAAAGAAAAAAACATTTGCGGCGGCTTGGGAAGGACGATTTGGTACTATTGAATTTGATGCTGTACAAGAACAAAGACGTGATGTGTCTATTACAGTTGATTGGGAAAACGGCGAATCAGATGTACTAAGCGGTGCACAGATACACAAAATAATCTATGACAGTAATAATCCTTGGATGCTAAGTGCTAACGGAACTATTTTCACTCACGAAAAAGAAGGTGTTATTCCTGGACTACTAAAACGCTGGTATAGTGAACGTAAAGAACTTCAAGGAATGAAAAAGAAAGCCATTGATGCAGGCAATAAAACTGAAATCGCTTTTTGGGACAAACGACAGTTGGTCAAAAAGATTAATCTTAACAGTCTATATGGTGCTATTCTTAATCCTGGTTGTCGCTTTTTTGACCCACGTATTGGCCAATCAACTACACTAACAGGTAGACAAATTGTTAAGCACATGAGTGCAGAAGTAAACAAAACAATTACAGGAGAATACAATCATGTAGGTAAATCTATTATCTACGGAGATACTGACTCTTGTTACTTTAGTGCGTTTCCTATCTTACAAAAAGAAATTAGTGAAGGGAAAATTTCTTGGACTAAAGAAAATGTAATTGCACTTTATGATCAAGTTTGTGAACAGGCAAACAAATCATTTAGTAAGTTTATGCACGATGTATTCCACTGTCCGGCAAGCAGAGCAGACGTTATTGCGGCAGGTAGAGAAATTGTTGCTGAATCAGGCTTGTTTATTACTAAGAAACGTTATGCGGCTTTAATTTACGATAACGAAGGCGAACGTATGGACGTCAACGGTAAAGAAGGTAAAGTAAAAGCAATGGGTCTTGATCTTAAACGTTCGGATACACCAGTGTTTATGCAGGACTTCTTAAGTGAACTACTACTTATGGTGTTACAAGAAGCAGACCAAGACAAACTCCTTGATAGCATTACAGCCTTTAGAACAGAGTTTAAGAGTCGTCCAGGTTGGGAAAAAGGTTCACCTAAACGTGCAAACAAGATCGGACACTATCAGCGTCTTGAACAAAAGCAAGGCAAGGCTAATATGCCCGGACACGTAAGAGCAAGTATCAACTGGAATACACTCAAACGTATGAATGGTGATCGTTACAGCCAAGAGATTGTAGACGGTATGAAAGTTATTGTTTGTAAACTAAAACAAAACCCAATGGGTTATACAAGTGTTGCATACCCGGTTGATGAAATGCATTTACCACAATGGTTTAAAGACCTTCCGTTTGATGGTGATGCAATGGAAGAAACTATCATCGACAACAAACTAGGAAACTTAATTGGTGTTCTAAACTATGACTTAGAAAGTACTAAGCAAAAGAATACATTCAACAACCTATTCGATTTTGGAGAATAAATGGCTACTCATGGAATGATAGATTTAGAAACACTTGGTGTTGAACCTGATAGTGTTATAATGACTATCGGTGCTGTAAAGTTTGATCCATTTTCCGAAGTTGAGCCACACACACCATTATACCTACGTTGCGATGTTGAAGAACAAACAGAAACATATGGCAGAAGTATTGATGATAACACCCTTGCTTGGTGGTCAAAACAACCACAAGAAATCCAAGATGAAGCGTTTGGAGATAACCACGAACGTGTTACTTGTGATAGTCTTACAAAGAAACTTAATAAATGGTGTGTAGGATTAGATTACATTTGGTGTCAAGGTCCTACATTTGATTTTACAATATTACAAAACTTCTATAAGAATATTGGAAAACCTTGCCCGTGGAACTACTGGCAAATTAGAGATAGTAGAACATTGTTTTCTATGATGCCATACGATCCAAGAAAAGATATTCAAGAAAGTTTGCATAATGCACTTGCTGATTGTTTCTATCAAGCGAAGTGTGTACAAAAATCCTATAAACACTTTGGAGTAAAAAAATGAAATACGGAAACTGGGATATTGGCGGTGAAGTAGTTAAGGAAGACGATCGCTATACTGTAAAAGATAATAAAGAATTAAAAAATCTTATTGTAAGTTCAACCAGATTAAATCCTAACAAAAGTACAACAGGACATAAACACAAAGGACAAGAAGAAGTTTATTTGTTCTTAGGAGGCATAGGCACTATGGAATTAGACGATGAAACGTTTAGTGTATGCCCAGGTGACACTGTACTAATTAAAGACGGAGTATTTCATCGTGTACACGCAGGTGACAATGAATTATACTTTGTATGTGTATTCGATGGAAAGAGATACGATGCGTGATGATTTAATGGTACAGCAACAAGTAGACAACGTATGGCAACATATGGTAGGTGTTATTTGCTTGAACCTAACAAATCGTAAACAAGTAAAGGCAGTACTACCTAAGTTCTTTGCCAAGTGGCCTACGCACTCAAGTCTACTACACGCAACACGCAACGAAATAGAAGAAGTAATTGCTCCCCTTGGTATGCGACACGTTCGAGCAGAAAGATTATATCGAATGAGCGAACAGTTTAAAGATTGGGACGGTAAAGATGCTACACAACTATACGGTATTGGTAAGTACGGTTCTGACAGTTATAGACTTTTTTATAAAAATGAAATACCTGAAAACGTAGGCGACCATGAACTTAAAAGATATATTGAGGAAGAGTTAACAGCGTGAAAATTTTATTAACAGGTAGTGAAGGTCTAATTGGTTCAATACTTAAAAAGTATTGGATTGGTATTCACGAATTACAGTTTATAGACCTTTTATTAGGCAAAGACCTAAATACCTGTGACTTAGATTATGATGTAGATGTTATTGTACACCTTGCTGGAAAAAGCGGAGTAAGACAAAGTATTAAAGAGCCTAAAGAATATTGGTATAATAATGTAGAAGCAACTAAAAGATTATTTGATGCTTTTCCAAGTACTAAGATAATTTATGCTAGTTCAAGTACTGCTATTGATCCGTATCGTAATCCTTATGCACTAACAAAATTTACTATGGAACATATTGCACCAAATAACAGTTTAGGATTAAGATTTAGAACAGTTTATGGTGGAGATAAAAGACCAGAAATGTTTATTCCTAAGTTGTTAAGGAATGAAGTAACATATATTAATAACCATAAAAGAGATTTTATACACGTTTCAGATGTGTGTAAAGCAATTACTGTACTGTTAAGTTCTAGTGTTACAGGAGTAATTGATGTAGGTACAGGTACATCTGTACATTTAAAAGACATTGCAGACGTTTGGGGACTAGATGTTCCTATGCATTCAGGTAATGACTTTGAACTAGATGATAATCTAGCCAATCCAACAGAATTATTTGATTTAGGTTGGAAATCAGAAATTGGCATATTAGATTATCTAAACCAAGAGAAAACACTTGACAAAACCAGTTTTTCTAAATATAATGTAACAATAGGAGATAAATCATGAAAGACATTTTACAAGACATCGTTGCCCACACACATTCGTTAGGTTTTCTTAACATTGTGAAGGTAACAAGCGAAACCGATACTAGTATCGAATCAATGGCAGAAGATCGTTCAGTGATTTTAAGTTCGCAAACTAAAACACCAATTAGTGAATTTAAAGGCACATTTGGTATGCCTAACTTAGAAAAGTTAGCATTGCACTTAAAGAATCCAGAGTATCAAAAGGATGCTAAGATTGATGTAGTTGAAGCAGACCGCAACGGCGAAACAGTTCCAACACATATTCACTTTGAAAACGCAACAGGCGACTTTGAAAATGATTATCGTTTTATGAATAAGCAAATCATCGAAGAGAAACTTAAGACTGTTAAGTTTAAAGGTGCGGCTTGGGACGTTGTAGTTGAGCCATCAATCGCGGCTATTCAGCGTATGAAGTTAATGAGTGCGGCACACACAGAAGAAAATGTGTTTAGTGTTAAAACAGATGGTACTAATCTAGTGTTTAGTTTTGGTGATGCAAGTTCACACGCTGGTACTTTTGTGTTTGCAACAGATGTTAATACTACACTGAAGCATTCATGGTCTTGGCCTGTAGCACAGGTACAAGCAATTTTAAACTTAGATGGTAAGGTTACTATGAGCATTTCCGATCAGGGTGCTATGCAACTTACTGTTGACAGTGGTTTGGCAGAATACAATTATATTCTTCCTGCACAAACCAAGTAAGGATAAATGACGAAAAAAAATAAAAAGCCAGGCTTAATAGACAAAATAGGAAAAGCACATTCAAAGGTGTTTACATATGTTAGTAACAAAGCAAAGACAAGTAAACTATGGGCAATATTAT